TGATGTGCAAGGCGTCAAACTACCGAAGCGCCACATCATTCAAAATGTATGCCAATGGGTTTATCGCAGCGCAGAGTGTGGCTACACCGGCACAGATTACTTTGACAAGAATGACGATATCGTTGCAACATCTGCTCAAGACGTATGCGGAAAGCGACTGAGTTCGTGCAAGGCACGATTTGGCGAGAACGGCGAACTGCCTTTTGGCGGATTCCCTGCTGCTGGACTTATTAAGTGATACTTGAAGACAAGATCAAAAGCGAATGCATTGAGCATGCGAAGAAAGATTCACCGCGTGAGGCGTGTGGTTTGATCTTAATCAAGAAAGGCCGACAGATGTATTGGCCTTGCAAAAACCTAGCGGTGAAGTCAGACAACTTTGTGCTTGATCCAAACGATTACGCTGAAGCAGATCAGCAAGGCGACATTGTTGCGGTATTCCACAGCCATCCAAATATGTCCTGTAAGCCATCAGAGGCCGACAAGGTGGCATGCGAAGCAAGCGGCCTACCTTGGTTCATTGTTGGCCTGCCAAGCGAGCAGTGGCACTTAATGGAGCCATCAGGGTACGAAGCACCACTGGTCGGTCGCCAGTGGAGTCATGGTGTACTTGATTGTTATGCGTTATGTCGCGACTATTACAAACGCGAGCATGGACTTGATCTTTATGACTTTGAGCGTCGAGATGAATGGTGGCATCAGGGTGAAAACCTGTACCTAGACAATTTCGAGAGCCAAGGGTTTTACGAGATTGAGATGGATCAGTTGCAACCTGGCGATGCGATATTGATGACTGTGATGTCAGAAGTACCGAATCATGCCGCGATCTATCTTGGCGATAATGTTATCCTACACCATGTTCACGGGAGGCTATCGACACGCGATGTCTTTGGTGGCTATTGGATGAAGAACGCGGTGAAATTTATACGTCATGAGAAAGGTCCATTTACTCGGTGAACTAGGAAAGAAATTCGGCAAGGTATTCACGCTTGACGTGAAAGACCCAGCCGAGGCGATTCGCGCTTTGTGCGTCAACTTCCCTGAGTTCCGTCATTTTGTCACTTCATCCGAAGACCGCAATGTGGCTTATCGGGTGATCGTTGGCGATGAAGATCGAGACCTCGAAGGTCTACACGAACCGGCAGGCAAGTCAGAAATCAAAATCGTTCCGGTATTGATGGGTGCAGGCGGATCGGTCGGCAACTTCATTGTTGGCGGCTTATTGATCGCCGGTTCATTTATCCCAGGCAACCCATTTGCTTCTTACATGCTGAACGCTGGTGTTGCAATGGTATTAGGTGGAGTTGTGCAAATGCTGACTCCAATGCCTGATTCGCCGGATGATGTCGAAGGCCCAGAAAACAGGCCATCTTATATCTTCAATGGATCGGTCAACACATCGGCGCAGGGCTATCCCGTGCCGGTTGGTTATGGTCGAATGATCGTGGGAAGCGCGGTGATTAGCGCCGGAATTGATACGGATGACATCCCTGTATGACGGACGAAATTAAAAAAGCAATTCGTGGCTCCGGTGGTGGAGGCGGCGGAGGAAAAGACGGCGGAGGCGGAGGCAGAACGCCAGTTGAGGCTCCAGATTCGCTTCGCTCTCGCGCATATGCACGAGTGCTTGATCTGGTTTGTGAAGGCGAGATAGAAGGATTGGCTGATGGTCTTCAGTCGATCTACTTAAATGAGACGCCACTACAAAACCCAAACGGCACGTTCAACTTCAACAATACGTCTGTCAACTTTGTGCCTGGCACTCAGGCGCAAGACCCGATACCGGGGTTTCCTGCAACCGAAAACGAGATTGCAGTTGCAACTGAATTAACCAAAGAAAACCCGTTGGTCAGGACAATCAACAACTCCGACGTTGACTTCGTGAGAGTGCGTGTATCCGTGCCGACTCTGACAAAGCTAGAAGAAAACGGCGATCTAAACGGCACATCAGTGTCGTATGCGATTGATGTTCAGTCTGATGGCGGTGGATTTGTCCCGCAACCTATCGGGTCAGTATGGCGTGATGGCACGGTGACGATCAGCAATGGCAACACGTTGGCTCAATCAACAGTCAACGGCTATCAGATGTCGATCATTGTTAGGGATCAGAGTGCTTCATTTACTGTGCAGTACAGAAAACAAGGCACAAGCACTTGGCTGACTGAAGGCATCGCAAGGTCTGATAATACGATCAATCTAGGAAAATTCGCCAGCATAGATCTTGGCGATTTTCTTTCTGGTGACGTTTACACAATGCCTCCGCAAGATGAGCTTGCTAAATACGAGATGCGAATTGTCGTATCTTCAGGCACGGCAAGTATATCAAGCGGCTCAACAAATGCCGGAACGAATCTTGCGACCATCTCAGGCAAGACGACCTCAAAGTATGAGCGCAGCCATATCGTCAAGTTATATGGCGATCCACCTTGGGATGTGCGAGTGCGGCGCATCACAGCAGACAGCACGACCGGCAGATTGTCGAACAAAACATTCTGGGAGTCATACACTGAGATCATTGATGGAAAGCTGCGATATCCAAACTCAGCAGTCATCGGTGTGCGCGTTGACTCAGAGCAGTTCCAGAACATTCCGAAGCGGTCCTATGACCTCAAGATGCTTCGCATCCAGGTTCCATCAAACTACGACCCAGAGACGCGCACATACACTGGCGTTTGGGATGGCACATTCAAGATTGCGTGGACTGACAATCCGGCGTGGTGCTTCTATGACTTAGTGACAAACAAGCGATATGGGCTGGGTGACTTTATCGACACATCACAAGTCGATAAGTTCACTTTGTTTGCTATCGGTCAGTATTGCGATGAGTTAGTGCCAGACGGTCGTGGCGGTACAGAACCGCGATTCACTTGCAATATCTATCTGCAAACGCGGAACGAGGCGTACAACATCGTTAATGCGCTGGCGTCTATATTCCGCGGCATGCCGTATTGGGCGTCGGGTGCGATCACGCTTGGCTATGATGCGCCAGCAGATCCGATTTATCAGTTCACGAACGCCAATGTTGTGGATGGTTTGTTTACTTACTCTGGATCGGCAGCGAAAGCGCGTCATTCAGTTGCACTGGTCACTTGGAATGACCCTGAAGACTTCTATCGTCGCAAGGTTGAATACGTCGAAGACGTTGACGCCATCGCAAGATATGGCGTAGTGCAGCGTGACGTTGTGGCGATTGGCTGCACATCACAAGGCCAGGCAAACCGTGTGGGCCGGTATCTTCTGAACACTGAGCAATCCGAGACCGAGATGGTGACATTCACCACTGGCTTGGAAGGCTACCCCATGCGTCCATCAGATGTGATTCAGGTTGCAGATGAGATGCGCGCAGGAGAGCGTTTAGGCGGTCGAGTGACTTCTGCGACGACATCAACTGTTGGCGTAGATAAAGACCTATCAAGTATCGAAGGGATTACCGATGGCACAATTTCGGTCATCATGCCGGATGGTACGCTCGAAACGAAAAACATCGGATCAGTGTCATCTTCATCAATCGTGATCGAAGGATCTTTCACGACAGCGCCAGACAACAATACGATTTATATGGTGCAGACATCTAATGTCCAGTATCAGCTATATCGAGTTGTCTCACTGGTTGAGAAAAAAGACGGCGTGGAGGTGACTGCACTTCAGCATAATCCGAACAAGTATGCAGAAGTTGAGCAGGACTTAAACCTCCCAGAGCGCCCGATTACGACACTATCCGCGGTCCCCGACTCTCCTCAAAATTTAAGCACTGCTGAAGCACTGTATGAAAATGGAACGCAAATCGAAGTCCAGGTGAATTTATCTTGGGAGCCGGTGCGAGGTGCAACTGGATACATTGTGGCGTATAAGGTCGGTGACAGAAACTTTGTCACATTGCCACAAACGTCATCAACATCAATCGAGTTGCAGAACGCCATTGAGGGCCAGTACACATTCAGAGTGCAAGCGGTCAATGCGATTGGGGCGCGATCAGCGCCAGCAATTCACAATGAAGAGATATACGGCAAAACGCTGCCACCGGCAGATGTCGAAAACTTTTCAGTCAATGTCGTCGGATCAGAATCACATTTCACTTGGGAGGCCGTGCCAGACCTTGATTTGTCGTACTACAAGATTAGATACAACCGAGCAACCACTGGCGCAACATACGAAAACTCAACAGATGCATTCCCCAGAGTTCCGCGTCCAGCGACATCTGCGACACTACCGGCTCGCACTGGAACTTATTTTATCAAGGCGGTGGATAAGTCTGGATTCCAATCTGAGAACGCAACCGAAGTTGTCACCATCATTGATTCAATCGCAGGACTCAACGTTGTTGAAACACTAACAGAGCATCCTGATTTTGCAGGATCTAAAACAGACGTTGTTACGACTGATTCATCACTGATCCTAGATACAACACTTGAGTTTGATTCTGCTGAAGGAGATTTTGACGATTTTCTTGGCTTATTTGATGGCGGAGGCGGATCAGTAAGTTCAAGTGGAACGTATGACTTTGACAACATTGTTGATCTTGGCGGCATTTATACATCAAGGGTGACCGCGTTGCTCGATCAAGTGCGCGTTGATTACGTTGGCTTATTTGACGATGCATCTGGATTATTTGATGATAGATTAGGCCAGTTTGATGGCGCATCAGACGCCCAGGATGATGTAAACGCTGAATTGTATGTTTCAACAACGCGAGATGATCCTAATGGTACACCCACTTGGTCAGATTATCGTTTGTTCCAGGTTGGCGACTACACGGCGAGAGGACTTAGGTTCAGGTGTCGCTTAGTATC